ATGGAAAAGAAAATTGTATTTATCACAGGCGCCTCTTCCGGTATAGGAGAGGGCTGTGCGCGTAAGTTTGCCATGAATGGTTACCGTCTCATCCTCAACGGACGGAATGTAGAGAAACTGGCAGCCGTAAAGCGTGAGCTGGAAACGGAATATCATGCGGACGTCTGCCTGCTTCCTTTCGATGTGCGCGACCGCCGGGCTGCGGCAGCCGCCCTCGATTCGCTTCCCGAAGCGTGGAAGGCGATAGACATCCTGATTAACAATGCCGGACTGGTTATCGGCGTGGACAAAGAGCATGAGGGCAGTCTGGACGAATGGGATGTGGTGATTGATACCAACGTGAAATCCTTGCTTGCCATGACCCGCCTCGTTGTGCCCGGAATGGTGGAGCGCGGACGCGGCCATGTCATCAACATGGGGTCTATTGCCGGCGATTATGCCTATCCGGGAGGTAGTGTGTATTGTGCCACAAAAGCTGCCGTCAAAGCCCTGTCCGACGGCTTGCGCATCGACCTCGTGGATACTCCCGTCCGGGTGACGAACATCAAGCCCGGCCTTGTGGAGACGAATTTCTCCGTAGTGCGCTTTCGTGGAGACAAAGCCGCTGCCGACAATGTGTACAAGGGCATCCGTCCGCTTACCGGTGACGACATTGCCGAAGTGGTGTACTTTGCCGCTGCCGTACCCGAACATATACAAGTGGCGGAGGTGCTGGTGATGCCTGCCAACCAGGCCACCGGGACAATCGTCAGCCGAAAGTAAATGCTTCTCCGTTTTACTTCCCGGTTTGCCCGGACCGGGAGGTAAAACGGGCTTTTCAGGCATAAAAAAAGAGAGTTACTTGAGTGTAACTTGAAAGATTAAATCAGTCTTTGCACTTTGTTGTGCTTCTATTTATTTGTTTTTCAAATAATATCTGGCTATATTTGCAAAATATTCGTGGAATACAAAAGCGATATATTCGTGTTTCTCAATAATAGAATATTCGTGTAATACATAAATGTATCGGAACTATGGCAACGATAGCAGAACTGTTAGCATCTTCTTTGAATGCGCTGAAACAAGTACAACGGGGTGAGGATTTTACGATAATTAAAAGTAGCGACTTATCCCGGACGCACATAAAAAGATTGGTAGATAATCATTTTCTCAAGCCCATCATTAAGGGCTGGTATGTGGTTACCGACCCAAGGGCAACGCCGGGCGACAGTACGGCATGGTATGCTTCGTTTTGGAGCTTTATTACCCGGTATGCAAATGAACGCTACGGCAATGAATGGTGTCTATCTGCCGAACAATCGTTGTCGATATATACAGGTGCCACCATCATACCGAACCAAGTTCTTATAAGAGCACCTAAAGGTAACGACTATATGGTTCCATTAATTCCTCCGACCTCTGTTTTTAATTTAGGGGCGGAATTGCCCTCAAAGATTGATACGAACAATCCGTATAATCTCAACCTCTATACATTGGCGGAAGCTATTATTGTAGCTACGCCTACCATGTATCGCAACGATGCGCTAACGATGCGGACTGCCCTTGCAATGGTTCATGATAGCTCGGATATTTTGAAGATATTGGTTGATACAGGGCAAACAGTCCGGGCAGGCAGGGTGATTGGAGCATTCCGTAATATCGGGCGAACGGACATGGCCGATGAAATTGCCGGAACTATGAAACGCATGGGATATATCATTTATGAAGAAGACCCATTCGAAAGGGTGATGGAAATTCATGTGTCGCAATCTCCATACGCTGTCCGTTTGCGCTTGATGTGGCAGAATATGAGAGAAGATGTAATAGCTAATTTCACCCGGCTTAAAAGTAATCTTTCCGCCAAAGAATTTTTAGAGCGAATGGAAACCCGGTACAAGTTGGATGCTTATCACTCTTTGTCTATTGAGGGGTATCGGGTCACTGATGAATTAATAAATAAAGTAAAAAGCGGTGTATGGAAGCCGGATGGAGAGGATATGGATTCAAAGAATGCGCTTGCGGCACGTGGTTATTGGCAAGCCTTTCAGGAGGTCAAAAAGAGCGTATCCGATATTTTCGAAGGTAGTAACAGTGCTGAGGTTGCGGAACGGGACTTATCGGTATGGCACAGTGAAATGTTCATGCCTTGCGTAACGGCAGGCATTATCAAACCATCCGATATTGTCGGTTATCGTTCCCATCAGGTCTATATTCGTAACTCGATGCACACACCTCTGAATCCGGATGCACTTCGTGATGCCATGACCACTTTGTTCGAATTGCTTAGAGAAGAACCGGAAGCCTGTGTAAGAGCCGTTTTAGGGCATTTCCTGTTTACTTATATTCATCCCTTTATGGATGGAAACGGTCGTGTCGGGCGGTTCTTAATGAATGCCATGTTGGCTTCGGGTGGCTACGATTGGCTGATTATTCCGGTGGAAAGACGAGATGAATATATGGCGGTCCTCGAAAAAGCAAGCGTTGAGGGAGATATAGTTTCTTTTGTGAGATTTTTATCGAGTATTTAATTCAATTCCAGTGAAAAGTCTTTTGATACATAAGAGACGGATTTTTCAGTGTCAGTGCTTCATTGACTGTCGCTTTCATTCTAGGTTTAACTCTCGGTTTAACCGAACCATGTAAATCAACGCAATTTGAGCATAAAAAAAGAGAGTTACTTTTGTGTAACTCTCTGATTTTCTGGTGATCCGCTTGGGATTAATTTATATTATATAATTTATTGGTTATCAATGTTATAATTGCTATAAAACAACTGTGGTATCACATTAGTATCTTTTTTATGGCTTCAATCTTCTCTTCAAGCTTAGATTGTTCGTCTATCATCTCTCCTTTTCCTGTACACAGCCATTTCACATTCAGCATCGGAAAGACTTCGGATATGTTTGCTATCACGTCACTTCCTATTGAACCTTTCCCTCTACCCTTTTTGTCGGAATTAGAAATATACGCATTTCCGATATTGCAATACTGCTCGAATGAATTAAGTCCTTTCACCACTCCCAGTTCGCTTCGAGCATATTCGGCGAATATTTTCAATCTGTCTATTGCCCTTTCTTTTTGTTCTGTATTATTTTTTGTATTAGTTTTCATTTAAAGTATTCATTTATAATGTTATCTCTGTATTTTGTGATAAATCTGCTTTATATTGCCATGTTTAATAACATGTTTGCTTTTTAAACATTTGTAAAATAATAGTGTTATAAAAAGACCTAACTATCAATTTTAAAAAAAATAAGCAATATGGAAGAAGTCAACCTTTCTGTACTCCGTTTAATGGAGCAGAGTAAACTTATTGCGCAACAATTATTGCGCGTATCTGAGGACCTTGAATTAGCACACGAAAAAATATCCATATTGGAGCGAGATTTTGAAAATTACAAATTCATGTCACAACACAAGCGCTCAACCAAAATGAGCATATTACATCCAAAGGCAACGGGGATGTAAATATTTGGGGGCAAGCTCTATATTTATAGGGTTTGTCCTTATGCTGTTTTTTGCTTTTTTATTACAACCCTTACATCTTCAAGAGCCTTATTAAGTTCTCCGTCTGCTTTTACGATAGTTTCTTCAAGTTTTTCAAACTCACTCTTAAGGTTTTTGAATAGCCTTTCATATCTTAAAACTGTTGTTTTGTGCAACCTTGAAAGCTCATCATAGGTAAGCGATACATTACCGTCATCCTCTTTCCTTTCTTCGGATAAAGCGCTAATTTCGTTTTCGAGAAACATTGATCCTCTACCGGTAAGAATATAGTTGGCGTTGACTTGGGGATAGGATTCGCAAAGCTGAATTATTATATCACCAGATATAGCCTTAGTAACTCCTTTTTTGTAATGGGATATTTTAGCTTGTGCATTTTTCAAGCCACAATCAAATTCAAGTACGTATGGGCTAATCTTTAGACCTTTCATAACCTCTAAAAAGCGTTCACTTGTAGTCATAGTATAATATTTTAAATTATTTATACCTAAAATATGCCGTACTATAAAATATTATAGTATCTTTGCACCCGTTGCAAGTCAAGCGGCAACAGATACATGATTAAACAATCGCCCTAACGTGGGCCTCTCTATATGGAAATCCGTTGCCGCTTGACTTTAGCAACGGATTTTTTTTGTTTATGTCAATATATGAAACAGACGTTATATTTAAATATAGGACTTGCAGAGCAGGCAATCAATGATAAACGATTTATTGAAGCGCTTGCTTTTTCTGTGCTCGTCAAACTAACGTTTGTTTCATCAAGAATACAATCGGCTACTGTCAGCAAGTGTAAGGACTTATTTGGTATTGGGTCAACGAGAATGTGCCGTATAATCAATAGCGGCATTGAATACGGCTTACTGAAACGAGACAATAAAGATCTTGTAGCCACTTCGCTTAAGAGAGAAAAATCATATCATATCAGGTTAGACTTTGAATGTAAGACATATAGTCGAACAAAAGCTTTGATGAGCGATAGGCCGAAATCAGAGCGAAGCCCGATTGTATGTCAATACTCATTGAAAGATATTATAGACATTATCAGGAAGTCTGTATTGCTTAACCATATAAGCAAGCAATCAGACTGTGAAGATACCATTAACATAGCTAAGGGAAACGCGAAGTCTATAAACCAGCTTCGGAAAGCCCGCAAAAAATGTAAGCGTATGCTACGTACAGATAATGCCTTTACCGGATTGAGTAGAAAGCGTATAATGGATATAACCAAAGTATGTAAGGCGAAAGCCAAACGCCTTATTGACGGCCTGTGTTTAAGTGGACTTGTAAGCAGAGTTGAACAGTCTGTTCGTGTATGCTTAAATTATTCAGACTTTTCTCCAAAGCTGGCAAACAGCTTTTTCAGAGAAACGGGGCTGAATGGTTACTTATACAGGAGTGGCAATGAGATTCGTTTGCGCGTCTCAAACAGGTATGTTTATTCTTGCGATTTGATAACGTTTAAACTTTAATTTTTATGCCATATTCCCAAAAAAGACCACTAAAAACATAGCGTAGCGTATGCACACGTGACGAGATACGCATGATGCGTATGATTATATAATTAATAATTTAATATATACACCAAGACAATGAGTAAATATATAGCATATACAGACGGAGGATGCCAAAACACATCAGTGTACGGGGAAGGCGGTTCAGCCTATCTGATAATCCATAAGGGAGAAGTTGTAAAAACCGCTTCAAAAGGTTTTCTTTATACAACCAGCAACCGCATGGAGATGCTTGCTATTATAAGTGCCGTTTGTTCCGTCCCGGAAGGTTCTGATTTAATCGTATATTCAGACAGCAAATATGCAATCAACGTCTTTTCCGGTATTTGGAAGCCGAAAAAAAACAGAGATTTGATAATCAAATACAACGAGCGTGTAAAGACTCTTAGCTCTGTATATTTCCGGTGGATAAAAGGACACAATGGAGACAAATACAATGAATTGGTTGATTCTATGTGTACAAACTCCATTAATGAGATAGTACAATTACACAACCTCCCAAATGACAGGTTTAAAAAAGTGAAAGTACAGCTATCCTTTAAGTTTAATTAATAACCGATTGTATCAACATTTCAAAGATCGAATTATGAAAGAACAAAACCCCAAACGTATCCCTCAAGAATGGTGGGACGACTACTTCAAACGAAGAAGAAGAAACAGAACACATGGAATTATATGTATCTTGTTGCCTAACCTAATATGGATATTGTATATGCTACTTATCAAGTTTGGTTACATCACAACCTCTTGACTTTATTTTGTTATATATCTTATCGGTTTTATTTTCAGATTTTCGATAAGATATATAACAGATAATTCCCAATACAAATAAAACTACCGCAAGCATATACATCGCTCCAGCTATTTTGTCATTATGAAATGAACTTGTTGTAAAAGATACAATCATTCCAATAAATAGAGAGAAGCATCCTATCGAATAATTGAGCTTCTTTCCTCCATCATCGCCTTCTTTTAAAGAGTCAAGCTCCATATCCGATACTTCGTAAATTTTAAAGTGGCTAATTACAGCCCTTTCTATTTTCGGGTCTTTATACAAAGTTCCGCCTTTTACCGCTTCCATTTCAAATGTGTGATTTTAGCCAACCGTCAGCAGAACTGTTTATTCTCCACGCTGTATCTATACTTGATCGCATAACGAACAAAATACAGTCGCCGCCCATCTTATTCAGTACTATATCCCTTATAGCCTCGCTCGTATAGGACGAGGACACTCTCACCGCATAGGTATTCTCCATTATCTTTACATAGGTTGATGAACACCCATTCATCACTTTCTCAAATTGAGCTACGGCAGCCTTGCTGTTCAGCTCTATACTTATTATAAAAATCTTATCATTCATACTTATATCTATTTAATAATCAATCAACTACATAAAACGTGTTTTATAACATATTGTTTGCTATAAAATATTATAGCATTCTTATTGCTGCTATAATATTTTATAGTATCTTTGCATTGTTGTTAGAACGATAGAACGACAGCAACAATACATAAAAAACAGAAGCAGCTATAAAAACCGCTTATTAGTATTTGTTGATGGCAAAAATAACAATTTTCTAAATAAAATCAAATAAAACATAGAAAATAGGTGAAATAAATAGTATGAAAGTAACGAGAGAAGAAATTTTAAAGATTAAGCCGGGAAGTTCACTTACAGTGTATATGCCCGATTATAGAGCTTGTGATTCAGTAAGAGCCACCGCGTATAGAACCGCATTAGCAGACCCGAGACCGGACGTAGAGAGATATAGGGTATCTATTGATACTAAAAAATGGAAAGTAACAATTACAGCAATAAAAAGATCATGAACCGTACAGAAGCAAGAATAGTAGCAGAAGAACTGTATAAGCTTATGCGCAAAGACGTGAAAAGGCTTGTGGAGGAGACAATAATTGAATGTTCCGATGAATGGATTGGAGTAGGAGAGGCTGCAAATATTCTTGGATGCTCTGTTGGTACCTTGTATAACAATATAGACAGTATCCCACATACTAAAAACGGGAGATTGCTCCGATTTAGAAAAGCGTCATTGATTAAATATTTAGAAAGATGAGAAGCTTCAATTTGAATAAAATCACAAGTCTTGGACTGCGAATAGCATTGATTATGGTTGTTATGGCAGGATGTGTATATGGTGGCCGCGTAGAGTATAATGATGATATATTATCCGGTATAAGCTCTGAAAAATACGACTTTATCAGCAGCAGGATAAGCGATAATTCAAGATCGGCAGTCGTAAATGAATACATGAAAAACAAACGGTACTACGACAGTATCGAATTTTAGAAACCGCGTTGTGTGAATAACGCTCCTTCCTCTTAGTTCAATGGTTAGAGCATCGCTAAGGTTATTTGTTCGTAAGGGTTTAGCGTTTCCGGTCTGTTCCGGTTAGCGATTGTTGCACGTTCGATTCGTGCAGAGGAAGCAAGATACACCGTTCTTTGACGTATTGAATGTGAGACAAAGTTTGAATATCTGATATTCGGATTTGTTTCAATATAACTAAGGATTACGTATAGCGGAAACGCCGAAACTACGTATAGGCTTGGTTATCGTGATTGTTTCTCGCACCGAAATGTCCTACGGTAGAGAAGTATGCGGTTTGGGCGCCCTTATCGCGAGAAACAACAGGTCATAAAGACAACATAAGCGTCCGATACAGTCTTAAATCGGTGTAAAGTATGCGGTGGTAATGAAAGGCGGCCGTACACGCTTATTATATATATTCTCGTGGCTCACCGTAAGGCGAGTGGTAAGGCTTAACATCGGAACGCTCACGAGAACTGAATTATCCTATGGATGAATTATTTGTTTAGGTTGCCGGGCGGTCTGAGAAGATAGTCCGGTTTTTAGTTGGAAATCATCAATAACAATATAAATAACCGCAATAAGGTAGTGCTATTACTGTACTAAAAGCCGCGAGAGAAACGAAGTGCGCACCGTTTTGATTTAACCTTGTACAGGCGGTTTAAAAATAAAAATAATGGAAAATGAACTTGAAGAACTATACAAGGAACTAAACAAAGTAAGGTCCTCCTCTTTGGCGTATCTTCCTGAATACGGATATTCTTCAAAGGAGGAGATTATCCAGCTTATAGAGGAAGATATAGAGGAGTTGCGCACAGAGATAGAATGTAGTCAATATGATTACACACCTGATGAGCTTGAAGAAGAAAGAATGAGCCTTTGTGTCAGTCAGGGGTTATCAAGATATTGTTAAATTTAAAATTATAAAATTATGCCAATCGTAAGAAAGAATGATGTTCTACCTGAACGTCCTGTTATTATTGTACTTTATGGAGTACCGGGAAGTGGGAAAACAAGTGTTGCAACAACAGCCGATATCCCCTTATTGATTGATTGCGACAGAGGTGCGGACCGAGCAGTACAGCGTTGTGATACTATAATGGCTAAAAACTGGAAAGACATAGATAGTGAGCGGGAATCAATGAAAGAGTATAAAACAATTATAGTTGATACAGCCAAATCTATGCTTGACGATTATTTGAGCCAATATGCCATTGAGAATAACTACAAATTAAAAACAAATGCTCTGAAACGGTTTGGTCAAATGGGAGAAGACTTTAAAGAGTTTGTCAACTTCCTTCGTTCAAATGGTTCAGACATTGTTTTTATATGCCACGACAAGGAAACGGCAGACGGGGATGTGATAAAGCACTCTCCAGACTGCACCGGACAGTCCAAGGACTTGCTTGTAAGAATAGCAGACCAAGTCGGATATGTCTTCATACAGAATGGGAAACGTTGTATATCATTTGCGCCGTTAGACAATTTTGTAGGTAAGAATGTCGCCGGGCTTGAAACGGTCATAATTCCCGATTATGGGACTACCGAATTTGACACATGTATGTCTGACATTATATTAAAAGTAAAAACAGCTATTTTAGGTAAAGGAGAAGCACAAGCAAAAGCTAATGAACAACTTGCCGCAATACGTGAACAGCTTGCATCCGCAATGACAGATGAAGATATTGTAGCTCTGATGAAAGCCACAAAGGAACTTCCTAAGATAATGCAATCACCGTTCTTCTCCGAAATGCAGAAGAATCTGGCGGCAAAGGGGTATACTTTTGATAAAGACAAAAAACTATTTGTAAAAGGATGAATCCGTTAATTCGCGTAACAACTTTAGAAGCATTCCGGAAGTATATAGAACAAAGTGATTATGCCAACTACGAGATAACAGAACAATCTGTTATTGATTCTATTGTAGGAGAATTTAAAGGTAATGAATACACTCGCATAGGAACTGCTTTCCATCGCATTGTAGAAGAAGGAACACCACAATGTGAGAAAGTTATCCCTGGAGAGCGTACATTTCTATATTACAATAAGGAACAGAAAGAGCCGGTTACATGTGGTAGGTCGTTTGACATTGACGGATATAAGGTAATTATGGATATTCCACAATGCAAGGCCGCTCTCGCATACCGGAATGAACACCCAAACGCTTTCCATGAGATACGCCTTTATAAGGACTTTGGTGATGCTATTATAACAGGATGTGCTGATATGATAGATGGCGTAGAAATTAGGGATATTAAAACCAAGTATTCCTATCCTATTGATGCCGATTACATCAATTCTTGCCAATGGAAATTATATCTCCAATTATTTAATGCAGATATATTTCATTTTGATTTGTTCATATTTGAAGGATATGATAAAGAAAAGCATGGATATGACGTCAGAGGTATTCCACTGAAGCGTTATGAGCCTTCAATAACATGTTATCGTTACGATGGCATGGAGCAGGATAATTATAATCTGCTTCGCTCATTTCTTGAATGGGCTGAATACAGAGATTTGACCAAGTATTTACTTAAAAAAACAATAGAATAAAAAATGAATTTAACCGGAAGCATAGATTTGCTGAAGCTTGAAAAGACAGGCATAGCAACAATTAAAAACAAAAAGTGTGTTATTATTCCCATTGAGGAAAATGACTTGTATGTAAGCATGGACGAAAATCTGAAAGCGAAGTCCGTATATCTTGGCCTTAATGTTAATGAGCGAAGAGAACCGAGCCAATTTGGGAAGACGCATTATTGCAAGCAGTCCTTATCAAAGCAATACAGGGACGCGAACAAGACGGAGGCAGAGGCCAAATCAAAGGTTTATCTTGGAGACTTCAAGCCTTATGATTTTGAGGGTTCAAGCAATGCGGCTGCTACGGTGGAAGCGCCTGTTGAGCAGGTTGGTGACGATTCAGATTTGCCGTTTTAGTTTCTAAATATATGAAAACAAATAGCTATTTAAAAAGCGGTTAATAAATAACAAATATGTTATAAAGCACTATTGAACTCCATTGCTTATTATAACAAATATGTTATCTTTGTGCCGTAAACAAATGGTCTTTGATTATCATGAAAGTATCAGAGTTCTTGAAAAAGGCTGCGAAGATAGGATGCCAGTTTGTTAGTCATGGGAAAGAACACGATGTTTGGTACAGTCCAAAAACTGGAAAGTATTTTCGTGTCGGCCGGCATGGCTCTCAAGAGATAAAAGGCGGAACCCTTAACAGCATGATGAAAGATGCGGGTCTTAAGTGACCCGCACATTTGTTTGCCCTAAACAAATATTCATTCTATTGCAATTATGAAAGTAACAGCGGTAATTGAAATGTGGGACGACAAGACAATCAGTGTATATGTCCCCGAATTTGACGGTTTCAGCTTGAGCGGTCAAGGAAAAAGTGTAGATGAAGCAAAATGTGCGCTACATGAATGTGTCGAAGATTATGTTGCCTTGTTTAAAGAACAAGGAAAAGACGTTCCTAAATCATTGGTTGATATAAACTTTGAATACAAGTATGATATAGCGTCTTTTTTTGAGAATTTCAAGTTTATAAGCGTATCTACCTTTGCCAAGTATGCGGGTATTAATCCATCGCTAATGCGGCAATATAAACAAAGAATAGCTTTTGCTTCTGAAAGTCAAAAGAATAAGATCGAAAGTGCTATACATAAAGCTGGTAAAGAACTGGCAGCCGTAAGGCTTTGATATATCATTTGTTTACATCTCCTCTTTTGAGGAAACTAAGGCGGTGGAATTTTGGTTTCACCGCTTTTTTCTTGCGTTTTCCTTTGGCATTTTGATTTGAGTTAGTATCTTTGCGGCGAACACGCCAAGTTCATGTATTAGACATAATTTGTAGTAGCTATTTTTTGTGGCTGCGCATTGCGTTTATATTGCAAAGATATAGAGGCTATCACTCACATGGGTTACTACGATTATGTAATAACTTGGACTTGGCGGTTCGTGAGGCGATAGCCTTTCTTATTTTAATAACTCAAATTTCATAACATGCCAAGTCCAATGAAATTGAGCAGCAATCGAAGTATAGTAAATTGTGGACTCACGTCTGCACACGACACGTGCACCCTTTCATTATCTTCTTCAACCGAAGAAATCAAACGCTATTTCAAAGCTATTTTAGAACTTTCAAAACTGAATGTTTCCTACCCTGTCAACCTTGATAGTTGCTGGATGCTTGCCTATTCAAGAAAAGATAATGCGACTAAAGAATTAACTAAGAACTTCATCCAAGACATTGATTATCAACTTTTCCGTCAAAAAGCGGAAAACCCCAAAGGCGGCAGGCCAACAATAGAATACCACCTCTCTGTCTCTTGCCTTGAATACTTTATTGCCCGCAAGGTTCGTCCTGTATTTGATGTGTATCGTGAAGTATTTCACAAGGTGAACGAGATTGCCCCGAAGGTTGCCAAGTCAAGCGCAGCCGACAAACGGAAAATCGCAATGCTTGAAAAGGAACTGGAACAAACGAAAGAAATGCTCAAATGGGCAAGGTGGAGCGAACGCAGGGAAATAGAACTAAAGTGCGCTTGCTTCTCCTATCTCGTTGAAACCAAACAATACGACAAAATGGTTGAGCACAGAGAGCACAAAGCAGCCGAGAGAATGAAACGGGAATTAGGTTTAATCTGACAAAGCCATGATTGAAATACTTATCGTACTGGGTAGCCTTTTATCGGGCTACCTCACTTTCCGAAAAAAGGGAGAGAAACTTTTCTATTGAGTAAAATCTAAGAAATTAAATATTATGAACACTTCAATTATTAAATTCGATTACAACGGAAATGTAATTCCCTTTGAGAAAGGGAGTGATGTTATGGTAAATCTTACGGCTATGGCGAAAGCCTATCCCGATAAGAATTTATCCACAATTGTTAACTCGCAGGAAATCAGCGATTATTGCACATCACTTTCCAAACTAAAAAATTTTAGTTTGGCTGATTTACTGATAGTTAAGAGAGGCGGAGATAATCCTGGTACTTGGGCTCACCGTCTTGTCGCTATTCGTGTTGCACAAAAACTAAATTCCGATTTAGCGGTGTGGGTGGATATGAGAGTAGATGAGCTTCTTAAATACGGTATGACCGCCACGCAGCCAACTTTGGAGCAGATGATAAACAACCCCGATCTTGTTATCAGCCTTGCCACGCAGTTAAAGAGCGAACGCGAGGAGAAACAAAGGATAGAGACGGAGAACTTGTATCTAAAAGAACAGAACGAAGCTCAACGCCCAGCTGTAATATTTACAGAAAGCGTAAAGGTAAGTAGTACGAACATACTTATTGAAGACCTCGCAAAACTCATTACTCAGAACGGATATAAAATCGGAGAAATCAGATTGTACAATTGGTTTGTGGATAATGGGTATTTGGTACGGCACAAGAGATGGAGCAATTCAAGAAGGAAATACGAGAACTATTACACCCCAACACAGAGGGCTGCGGAAATGAAGCTGTTTTGGGTATCAGAAAGGGTTATTTCAAATCCGGGTCAACCACAGTTTACAAGATTTACATGTTATGTAACCGGAGAGGGACAGGTATATTTCATTAATAAATTCAATAAATTAAAAGTTGCATAAAATGAAAACAGATGTAAGAACAGTGTACCATTGCGAACACTGCAATAAAATATCACTCAACAAAGGGGCTATGACATTACATGAGGATAAATGTAAGAGAAACCCCGTTAATAGGGCTTATTGCATAGGATGTGAGCATCTCATAGTAGAGGATATAGAATATAACGATAAGATTAGTGAATGCGATTCTGATGAGTTTACTCCAGGTGTAAGGCCTCGCCGCAAATTTATATGCGATATGGACAACAAGGTAATGTATCATCCAAAAGTCAGAACGTTCAGTAAGGAGAAAAGAGATATGATACTTAGCATATCTCAAAAGCCTATGCCTAATCAGATTGAAGGTTGCAAGGACTTTGAGGAAAGGGACATTCCATTTTGATTATGAAACTATTATTATTAAAATACAAGTATTATGCTGTACGAATTTAAGCTTAAAGTAAACAAGGTTAACGAGAAAGGCGATGAAAAAGAAGTCACCGAGCAATATATTACTGATGATGAACTTTTTGGTCATGTCGAATTAAAAGGTAATGAATTATACAACGGCAATTGTGACGTTTTCGCAATCAGCCGTAGCAAGATACGTGAGATTGTCAATGAAAAGCAGGATGATGAGTTCTTTTACAAGATAACCCTTGTTGAAGTTTTCGTTGACTATAAAGGCAATGAAAAAAGCAACAAGTACTATGTTCTCATTTCCGCAAAAGACATGGATGATGCCAACAAAAAGGCGGCGGAATACATGAAGCAGGGACTTCAAGATATGAAGCTGGATGCTATTGCCAAAACAAAGATTTTAGACTTAATAAAATAAACCAAAAGCCCTCTACTGATGTAGAAGTCCTGTGAAAGGTTCAGGTTAAGATTTAATCAGCTAACAAATTAACTATCCCGGTGTGGCTTGACCGCCTATCCGGGAACAAGGGCCTGTGAAGGTCTTCCTTTGTATAAGAATCACTTCCTCGTCAAGCCCAATCAGGATTACGCCAATGGCACTGTATACGGGAACTGGCGAGAAAACGGAGAATATGGTAGCGCTGTACGTATTGGAATGACATAGTGTGATTTGCCATGATTATTTAAGGTTAGTTTATATTCAGTTTCAATAATTCCATCAAAACAGCGTGCCCTGTTCGATTCGGGGCTTCTCCTCTAAATATATTTACCATGAGACTTACATTAACCAAAACCGAAATTGCAATTGTTCAGAAACTTGTGATAGACCGAAAGCGTGACATTCATAATGCAGGAGGTGACAGCAAGCAGTATGAGATGCTAAGTAAGCTAAATAAAAAGATTGCAAGGCAGGCAAAGAAATTTTATAAAACATGAAACCCTACGTAATTACCTCTATGGCTCTCATTACACACAGCGGAAAAAAGTTACCGCTTACAGTAATAGAGAGTCATATACTGACAAAGCCTTTGGAAGTAATCAAGGATAAGTTGCTTGACGCTTTCTCCACGATGAAAGACAAGCCTGTTAATGTTGAATTGAAAATTAAATATGTATGATATATGATAAACAGATAATAAGAGGGAAGATACCAAGTAAATCAAATTGCTACAAGATTATCACATTATACGGTCATGGTTCTTTGGCGAAACAGAAGGTGCTTAAGGAATATGAGAAGGCTTTTTATGTGCAGTGCGGACTAAGGGATAAGAATATTAAAGGTTTCTTTAAACTGACAGTGGATGTGTATCACGAAAATTTACGTCCTGACCTCGATAATGCTTTCAAAATTTTACTTGATTGTCTGCAAGGATGCAAGGCGATAAAGAATGACCGTCAGTGCATGGAGATAAACGCACGAAAGCTAATAGACAAGGTTAACCCAAGGGTTGAGTTTATAATCGAGGAAGTTGAATTATAGGATTTACTAAATTAAAGGATATATAACAATGGAAGAATCAATAAAAAACGACTTTAAAGACGATAAGTTGCGCTGGGACTTGCTTCCGCTGGACTTGATAGAAGAGGTGGTGAAGGTATATCACTTCGGAGCAAAGAAGTACGCGCCTAATAGCTGGCAGAATCTTCCTGATGCGGAAAACAGATATTATTCTGCGCTCATGCGTCACTTATGTGCATACCGAAAAGGAGAAACGAAAGACGAGGAAAGCGGGCTTCATCCGCTTGCTCATGTTATATGGAACGGGCTTGCGCTACTCTATTTTGCTTTAAAGAAAAAATAATAAAAATCTCGATGAACCATTTGAAGATATAGATGAGTATAAAAAATGTTTATATGGAAATAAATAGAATAGCCCATGAATGGGCATGCAATAATAAAGATAAGTCTTTAGAGGAAGCTTTCTTAGCAGGGCTTAGCTATAATCATAAAATTGCAGGATTAAAGAATATAGATGAAAGAAAGGAGAAGTTTAAGGCTGAAGTACTTCTTTATCAAGGTCAATATCCTGATTATATGCTGATTGAATTTTATGAATACTGGTCTGAGTGCGGGGGACGGAAAATGAGGTTTGAGAAAGAAAAGACATTTGAGGTTAGTAAGAGATTAGCGCGCTGGAGTAATAATAGCTTTAGAAATAATGGGAACAGAAATTACACTAACAAGCAAGGAAATAGCGGTTCTATCTTCCAAGCAGCTGATAGCTATCTGCAAGAACATCAGTAGCGAGATAACAACCATTAAACAAGCGATTAATTCTCCGCCAATCCAGCTGTCACAATGGAAATCCGTTAATGCGGATTGCATAAAGGCCGTCCTTGTAAAATTTATCGAAGGAACACTTTTGTTTTATGGAAGAACGAGGGAAGACATGAATGATTATCAAGTCGCTTCCGTCGTTAACTCTATTCTTGAGAAATACTACTATTTCCGTATTGAAGATGTATGTCTTTGCTTTAAACGCGCACGTGAAAATTCGGCATACGGTAAGTTTTACGGACGCATTGACGGTTCTGTAATAATGAACTGGTTTGCTACCTACGATAAAGAACGTGACGAGATAATACATTCTTTCAATGATGTAAGTACCGAGCATGATACGTCCGAAAACATATCTCGCGAAGAATATAAGGAAATACTTCTTGCAAGAATAGCCGGAGGAGATTTGTATGCCAATGCCGATTACATGAAGATGTGCGAGATAAACAACATATTCTTTGAGAATAGATTTGAGATAGGAAATTACAAGTATAACAGGTTGCACAAGTTTGATAAAAAGTTATGAAGCTAACAGTATGCTGGACCGCAAGAGGCAGAAACAAACGTTTCTATCACGATATATGCCGAAAATTTGGAATATCAGACTATATGAGCATCAACCATGAAACACCATGTGATATAAAGGACGAAGATATGGAGTTGCTACGTGAATGTGAGAAGCGCGGATTTTTACAGATAAGAAAAAAGCAATGAATATTCAGGGATACCCAATTCTCTGCACCGGGAGAATCGAAAACAAAAGAACACTTTCCCGATGCAGGCGATGTCCGTTGTTCAACAGAAGATATCCGGTTTATTCTTCATGGAGGATAGACGGAGAATGTTGCTGTGTAGCGGATATTATTGTAATTGATAAAAATATAACATAATAATGGAAAAACTAACTATAAACGACTTACCCGAAGATGTCTTAGAGAGAATGAGGAGAGCAATTAGGGAGGACAGCCAAATGATCGCTCTAAAGAACAAGCACTCCCAGTATATAATCAACAGGCAATATGCCAAGGCTGTTTTGCTAAAGGAAAAAATGCAAAAGATAGAGGATCGGGTAATACGTGAATATCTTGACAGCTACGAAGGTGAAACGGAGAATATGCAGAGCCTCATGTCGGATATGTCGCCCGAAGACAGGGAGTATATCAATACTTGCACCAATGCGATTATTCTAATCTGTGACATGATAGAAACGTTTACAATGGACTTTAACCAAGTTCTTAAGAAATATCATCCTGATTACCGATTGGAGATGTACGATAAGATAATGCAGGTAGGCAAAGAAGCTAAGGCCCATGTACAGTTCATGTCGGAGTGTACGGACAATGTCTATCAGTGTTCCTTTGCGGACAGCGCGGATGATATTACGGAGCTCGTGAGGAACAAGGCCCGTTCGCTAATACGCAAGGTTAAGGCTAAGGAGGCAGAGAGATGAGCGTGTGATATAGCAGGTAAATATGTACGAATAAATTAAACTAACAACAATACATTATGAAAAAGAAATTAACTCCTGATAATATTCAGGAACTTACAGAAAATCAGATATTCGTTTTTGGCTCAAACATGAACGGTAATCATGCCGGAGGTGCGGCAAGATTGGCAGTAGAAAGATTTGGTGCAGTGATGGGGCAGGCAGAAGGCATACAAGGCCAGTCCTACGCCATTCCAACGTTAGATAAGGATATGCAGAAAGTAACCGAGGAAGAGTTAATGACCTATTTAGGAAACTTCCGAGAATTTGCTGAAGAGCATCCGGAAAGGGAATTTCTGCTTACTGCAATAGGAACGGGAATAGCCGGATTTGATACAAACTATATGGCGTACATGATACTTAGAGCAAATCTTCCTGATAATGTTACTCTGCCAAAGGAGTTTACCAAAATAAAAGGATACAAGGGTTTTAATCCGGATATGACATGCCGAGGGTTTAAATACGAAGAAGGCAAGTATTACGAGGAGGAAGGAGAAATAGAAGCTTGCAAAAACGGCTTTCACTTCTGCCTTCATCCATTGGATGTATTTGGATATTATCCGCCTGCTGATATAGGAATGAATAAGTTTCACGAAGTTGAGGGAAGCGGTTATATGGATGCGGATGAGGATGATACAAAGATCGCTTGTTCTAAAATACATATCGGAGCAAAACTCGATATAAAAGGGCTTGTGAAAGCAACCGTATCTTATGTAAAGGAACGGTGCACTAATAGGAATAATGCAAATCCGGGGTTTCCTGCGACCGCTGGTAATTATGGTGCTGCGACCGCTGGTGATAGTGGTGCTGCGACCGCTGGTGATAGTGGTGCTGCGACCGCTGGTAATAGAGGTGCTGCGACCGCTGGTAAT